ATCACCAAAGCGACTTACACGCACTTTCTTGGCAGGGCTGCCACCGATGACGACATGAAGGACATGACGGTTGAACGCGCAAAGGAAGTTTATTACGCGCTTTACTGGAATCCTCTCAATTTGGAACAGGTGCGAGATTGGCGCTTAGCTTGTATTCTCTTTGACCAGGCCGTGAACCGAGGTCCGAGGGTGGCTGTGAAAAAACTGCAAGAAACCCTCAACAAAAAAATCAAGGGTTCCGATGTAACGGAAGACGGAATTTTAGGGCCTCGGACGATTCATCTGATAAACAGAACTGACCCTCGTGAATTGGCGCTGTGGTACGTTTGCACAGCCCAGTTGGATTATGCTCGGATTGTGGAATTCAACCAGAGTCAGATTGTGTTTTTGCGTGGGTGGTTACGGCGGACCCATCTTCTGTTGGAACTTATTTTCAAACCGGAGGGAAACAATGACACTGGTGAAACGAATGGGCACAATTTTTAATCCTTATTTGTGGGTGATCGGGGCCGTGACGGTGTTCATGGCATCGATAGCCAGAGCGCAAGAAGTAGCGCAAGAGCAGTTACCTGGGTGGATGGGTACGGTGGAAAACGCTATCCAACAAATGGATACGCCAATTGTTGCCACAATTTTGATCATGTTAGTGGAAGCTCTTTTGCGATTGGTGAAGTCGAAAAATCCAAGGTCGCTTTTGTATCTCTTGGCGAACGGCTTCAGGTTGATGGGGGTTTTATTCGAAAAACTTTCTCAACTCTTGGATAAGGTCGCGCAACGGACCAAAGAAGAGACTCCAAAAGCTCCATGAAGCAATTCTTGCAGGCTCTCTGGAAAATCCTGACAATGGCCTTAGGCCCCGCATCGGGGCTTGAGGACTTGCATGCAGAGATCAAGAAAGCAGTGGAAAAAAAGGCAGCTCAAAGACTCGACGCGGCGGAAGAGCTCGCGCAAAAAGAAGCCAAAACCAAAGATCTCCAAAAGGAAATCGGGAAGTTACTCAAATGAGTGCAATACTCTTGGTGTTTTTTATCTCCGGGATGGCCCTGATGGTTGGAACGACTAGCGCCCAAGCCCCAGGCCTGGAGCTCAATAGCCTTTGCGTGATGAGTGAGGGCCAGTGCTGGACAGACAAGTCCTTGGGTGAGGCCAGAGCCCTGCAGGAAGGCGATTACGCAATTTCATCGCGGGACCTGATGAAAATCACAAACAAGCTAAAGCAATGCGGGGCGTCGTCCGAATAGGGAGGCAACATTCCCCTGTTCCCTGCCGAGGCTTGGACCTGACAGACAAGTGGATCTCCTACAGCCATGACGACCCTACCGAGCCTCGGTGGGGTTTTTTTATGCATTTTGCATAACACTTTGGACTGAGAGGAAGAATCTGCTCTTAAAGTCCAGAGTCAAAACTTCATACCCAATCCACCCTTTTTGGGTATGAAAATTGGTGAGACAAAATGCGCAGGAATTAAAGTTTTACAAGTTACTGATTTCATTAAGTAAATACAATTTGTATACAATTTTCGCGCTATGGTCATGGTGGGTTTGCGCTCAGAAAAATTGAATTAATTTGGGCGCAGACTTAATTCGTGGACTCTAAGGGCGAAAATCGATTCTGTTTCCAGACCCTACATTTTGTAGGGTTTTCGAAAAATGCCCAAAATGGGCATAAACCGACGCTTGGAGTCTTAAAAATGCGTCGCAGCTTCGGCTTTTTTTGATTTCTAATTTTTGAAAAATGAAAGATGAAAGATGTTCACTGGTTCAAACAGAAATGGGGGGGATATGAATGGCGAAGCGATTCACTGATAATCAAAAATGGGACCATGCCTGGTTTAGAAAACTTACCCCAACTCTAAAATGCGCTTGGTTCTACATGCTCGATAAATGCGATTCGGCTGGAATTTGGACGGTCGATGAGGAGGCTATGGCCTTCAATATTGGCGCGCCCGTGAAAGCAACGGACTTTGATATTTTATTAAAACTTGGGAAAATACAATTCATTTCTTCGGACAAAATTTTGATCCTCGGTTTCATCGAATTCCAGTACGGGACCTTGTCCGAAGATTGCAAACCACACAAACCAGTGATTGAACGGCTTCGAAAACTAAACCTATTGGAAGCCTATTCAAAGGGTTTTGAAACCTTTGAAGAAAAAGAAAAAGAAAAGGATAAAGAAAAAGAAAAGGATAAAGAAAAAGAAGGCTTTGAAAATCAAAAAGCTCCAAAAGCCGCAGAACTTGAGGGCCTTTATGCGATCTATCCCCGCAAAGAAGGTAAATCTAGAGGCCTTGCGAAAGCTCGAGCTATCTTCAAAACGCGTGAACTCCTGGAACAAGGCTACGAAGCCGCACGACGCTACCGTGACCATCACGCACGCCTAGGCACCGAAACTAAGTACCTGAAGCACTTCGACACATGGTTGGGATCCTGGAAAGACTCGCTTGAGGATGATTTTGGGACCGGCCCACCGACCTCATCTAGACCCGCGCCTTTCGACCCAATGACCGCACCACTGAGGGGTTAATGATGGAAAAGCCTGATTTTCGAGAACAGTACAAGCGATTATCCGACGTGCACCCGAAGCAATTTAACTCGGGCGAAAAACTCAACACGATCTGGGAACACGTCAAAGACCTAGATCAAGATTGGTTTCGTCGAATCGTTGACAACATTGTGATGTCGAATGACCCATGGCATGAACGACACGACATTGGTGAAGCCGCAAAAGGTGAGCGAAGAGCAATAAAAGCTCAAGAGCTTGCAGATGGGGTCATAAAGCTAACAGAAAATCGAACCGGCATTTCAGAAACTGGATTGACTGAAGTTTTGAATCACCTTGGAGTGAAAAGTTTGTCAGAGGCGATCGAGAAAAGAGAAGGTAACTATCCCTTAACGACAAGTAGGAAGTAATGAAAAGAAAATTGATGTTTGGGGATTGTTTAGAACGAATAAAGGAAATACCTGATAATTCGATAGATTTAGTGGTCACTTCACCACCTTACGATAAGTTACGAACATATAAAGATTCCCTAAATTGGGATTTTGAAATATTTCAGAAAGTAGCAAACGAGTTAAAACGCACACTCAAAAAAGGCGGTGTTATTGTTTGGGTAGTAGGTGATGCCACAGTAAAGGGAAGTGAAACGGGCAGTAGCTTTAGACAAGCATTATACTTCAAAGAGATAGGTCTTAATATCCACGACACCATGATTTATCAGAAGAATAGTTATCCGTTTCCACCAAGTAACAGATATTACCAACAATTTGAATATATGTTCGTAATTTCAAATGGCCCACCTAAAACATTTAATGGTTTGAGGGTTCCTACTATTTACAGAAAAGACACTAACGAGATTTCTACCACAAGACAAAAGGACGGAACCACAAAAGCGATGAAATACGAAAAAGGGAAAGCAGACAGGTTGATGGATAATATATGGCCTCTCAATACTGGATTCATGCGTACAACTAAAGATAAGGAAGCTTATAAGCACCCTGCTATATTTCCTGACGAATTGGCATATAGGCATATTATCTCATGGTCAAACGAAGGTGATACGGTTTTAGACCCTTTCATGGGAAGTGGAACTACTGGTAAACAAGCCAAATTACTTAAACGTAATTTCATAGGGATAGAATGTGTAAAAGAGTATTTCAGAATTGCTAAGCAAAGGATTAAAAATGCTTAACTTGTCGAGAGGGGATAGTTACCAAAGAGAAAGGGGCCACGGATAAAGCGGCCCCTCGCTCAAGAGATCATCACAACATAGGATGGTTCCAAGTTACCTGGTTCAGGTATTTTCAGGAATTGTTTTCTTAAAAACTGGATCAATGGAGGCTTAGGCTGTGTTCATGGTCCTTGGTCAAGCCATAGCCACAGACGTCACACGTGTCTGGTTCGAAGTTGTTCTCTTCGTCCACGTCACCGTCGGCCATATCATAATCGATTGAGCCGCAGAACTTGCAAGGCTTATAGGTCACTGATTGGTAAGGTTCCAAGGGGTTCTCCAGGGGTTTGCGCTTCTTTTGCGGCGTCATTGAATAATCGTTTCAGGCTGAAGTCTTCCATGTCACTGGAAATCAAAAGGCCGTCCGAGGGTTTCAGACTTTGGCCCGGACGCAGCCCAGCCAAGAGCTCCACCGGAAAGAACACGACCATGTTCATGGCCCGGAATTCCACCAGGTAACCGCTTGAGCAACCAGCCGCTGAAGTCGCGCTCAACCAATGCACTTGGTGATCCGTGAGCTCGGAGTAACAAAAGGTTTTTCCCAAGGTGGTCTTCGCATCCAAGAAGACTGTCCGGCCTTTGTATACCAGGCAGAAGTCGAAAGGGTTTCTCACTCGGATCAACTTACCTTTACCGACTTGCCGGCATCCCATCATGATCGGCACAACGGTGATGTTCTCACGGTAGCAGAACTTTGTCATTCTGCCTTCCCAGGACTCCCCAGCCCGCTTTGCTCGGATCCCAGCAACCCTTCTATTTTGACTCTTTTTAAACATATTCAAGATGGTCAGCGAGTTGCTTTATTTTGGCAACTTCTTCGTTTTGAAATGATACGAGAAAGCGAATTAACTTTCTTTTTTCCTTGCGACGCGGCATACTGAATGTAGATGAAGAGGGGGTTCAAAGTGCCAACAAAACAAGAGAAGTTACAAGAAGTTCGAGAAGTAACAAATGAAATCGTGGAAATCGCCAGAGAATATCTCGAAAGTTTAGATGACAGCGATCCGCTTCCAGCGGCAATCGACCTCATCAAAAACGCGATCGAAGCTCACGAAAGCCACGGCGAGAAAGGAGAAACCTAACCATGCCAGGATCATTCCGGGAACATCTCACCGAAGAGATGGCATACCAAAAGGCTGAAATTCGAGACATGGAAATGGAGCTCGAACGGTGCGACCAGTTCGACACCTACAAATACAAACTCCGTGAAAGACTCATGGAGTTCAGGCATAAACTCAAAGTGAACCAAGAAATGTTCGAAAGACTCTTCCCCGGAGAAAGTGAAAAAAATGAAGCCAAAACCAGCGATTGATTATTTGAACCAAAAACCAGACCGCAAGAACGTCAACGCTCGCGTGCTGACCTCCGTTGCTGACGCCGCAACCCTCGCGGCGGAAACCCTCGGAGTGCCAGTTTGCGAACTTTGGGAAGCGGCAATGCGGAAGTTCTTAGAAGAACTCAAGCCCGAACTAAAAAAGGCAGGTAAACATGAATCATGAAAACGTCACCGTCATTGTCATGCTGTTCTTCATTATCCTGATGATGGCCACGTTCATTTACTGCAACTATCTTTTTGAAAAGTACACGCGAGAACTCGAACAAAAGTACGGCGTGGATGAACTCGACCTAACGAAAATGAAAAAAGGGGAGTAATGTGGACAGGATTCAAAACTTCCGAACCCTTCACTTTAAGGTCACACTCTGCGGAAAAGCCTTCTTGACCCTTCAGATTGCCAACCGATTTCGGTTTAACTTTAATAATCTCACTCATTTTCCAGCTCCGCTTTGACGAGGATTTTAATTGCTTCTGTGTTGCTCTCAACCTGAAGTTTTTCCCTCAGTCTCTGTAAATTGCCAAGCATTTCTTCGAACTCTTCCTGATTGAAAATCAAAACAATTTGCCGGACATCGCTCTGGTCGTATTGTTCTTGCGTCCGGTTGATGTTTTCCGGGGAAGAACTGCCAATATCCCCGACCTTCAATAGTTCGTCCAACTCCCCAAGCCCAACACCTGTCAGGTTCAAATTAAAACCAACGCGCTCCAATGTTCCCAGATCGAACTTCATATTCTCCATGTCGTACTTTGTACTGGACACCTTGTTGTCCGCAATCCTGGAGGCCATGACTTGATGCTCGTCGAGGTGGTCCGCCACAATCACTGGCACGTTCTCTAGTCCGAGCTTTTTCGCAGCTAACCACCGCGCATGGCCTTTGATGATGACTTTCTTTTCGTCCACAACAATGGGCTGGTCAAAGCCGAACTCGGCGATCATTCCTGCGAGATTGTCGATCTGTTCGTCGTCGTGAATTTTATTGTTTTTCACATAAGGAATCAGTGAGTTAGGTGACATCTGAACGATTTGAAAAGCTTTCTCTTTTTTCTTTGCCATGGTGGAACCTTCCTTTTTTACATTGCGGAGCGTTTTTGCTTTCTGATTTTATGAAACCGAGGCAGGAATAGTTCTGTCAATGCGAATCAGGGGAGGGGTAATAAATGGCTAAGCACAGCTTGGCGCAGGGCCTAGTAGATCAGGGCTTCATTAGAGGAACGCCGGAAATCAAAAGAGCTTACTGGAAATTGAAAGAACAGCGCCGCATGGAGCGCGATCCTAACTACAGAGAAAAGGAACGCGAACGTTGGCGCGAGCGCTACCACAATGACCCTGAGTTCAGGAAAAAAGAGCTCGCCCGAAGAAGAGAAGCTAAACGAAAATACATAAAAAATCATCCAGAAAAAGCAAAGCAACTGAACAAAAAACGCGCAGCAAGGATGCGCAAACAAAAGGAAACACAAGATGGATTCAGAGAAAAGTGTCGTGCCTATCAGCAGGAATGGTACCAGAAAAACAGAGATGCTCACCGAGAACGAGCAAAACGAAATCATCGAGCAAGACAGCCTGAGCGAGGTCTGCTCAGCAGTATTCGAGAGTGTCGAGACGGTGAACTCGGAATACATGAGCTCCTTAGACAAGTGCGCGAATCTGTTGCTCTCTCAGTTGGAAATGGTCGTCGGCCAGTCAGAAAAGAAAAGTGAATTTCGCTCGGTCAAGCACGACACCGAAGCCGTACACAATGCCGTCATGCTGGCGAACAGCATCAACTCATTACTGAAAACAAAAACAGAAGCCGTAAAAGTGTCAGCAAGTGTCGCTACGGAATCAATCAAAGTCGCAAGAGGTTTGTAAGATGGAACAGTCAGAAAAAGATTACGCCGCATCGATTGGAATCAAAAAAGGAAACGAGCTTCTCGCTTCCGCAGTTGAAACAGCAAAGACTTCTCAAGAGCTAGCGAACCATATTTACGCTTGCCGTTGGGCAGCCATCACCATCATTGCGCAAGAGATGTACAACCTTAAAACTCAGAACAAGTGCGACTATGACGAGTACCTCAGAGTTTTGAATCACAACCTTGGTGGAATGCTGGCATCCGTTGAGTTGTCATCAGAAAAAGGTGATTCAGTTGATTTCAAACCAGGCGAAAAGACAGGATTGATTTATTAAATATCCCCTGGCCACGAGGGAGAAGTATATGTAGCTATTGACAGAGTTCTTAAAGAAGCCGAGCGAGCTGCGGTGCTGGTTGAGGCTATAAAGAAAGCTATTGAAGAATTAAAGGGAGAAGGAATTGTTATGTTTGGATTGCAAAAAGCACTCGATCAGTATTTGGAGGGGAAGTGATGGGAAGAGTTCAAGATTTAAGAGACAACGTGAGAGACTACAAAACATACCTTTATTTCAAGAGAGGTTGGGAAAAGCTATTTCGTTGGGAAATTGCAATTAGAAGAAACCCCTTTAGCTTATATGGTTTGCTGAAATTCAAAATGTCTTTTGACAGATTCAAGCTTCAACAAATTAGCTTAGGTCTTTTCGGATGCTCTTTGTATCTAACTTTCAGCTCAGAGGAAGAAGGCGATGCAAGGTAGAATATCAAATGGTGATAAATGGGATGAGGGAAATATCGCTGAGTACGCTGTCAAGCAAGCCGACTCCTTAATCAAAGCCTTAAACAAGGAGCCGCAGAAGTGAGCACCGAAGTAAAACCGCGCGAGTTCACATGGGAAGAATTAGCAGAGTCACAAGACTTTGACCATGGCACCAAATTTGTTCTATCTTCCGCCTACGACGCCCTCATGAAAGATGCGAGGGAGTTGCGGGAGGCTTTGAATGACTGGCTTTTGTGGGAGGCTGATCAGATAGAAAAAGAAGGCGGCTACGTTGGAAAGAAAATCAATGAGCTGATCCGAAATGGAAATGTTCGGCTCGCTCTGTTTGACGCCAAATACCCGAAAGCGGAGGGCGAGTGAAGAAGCCAATTCTTGATGTTTGCTGTGGGAGTCGAATGTTCTGGTTTGATAAGAAAAATCCCATGGTTGTTTTTTCCGACATCCGTCAAGAGACTCATAAGCTTTGCGACGGTCGAACTCTTGAGATAAATCCTGACGTTGTTGCGGATTTTAGAGAACTTCCTTTCGATTCCGGCCGCTTCAAGCTCGTTGTTTTTGATCCACCTCATCTAAAGGGTGCTGGGAAGAATGGTTGGCAAGCCAAAAAATATGGCTCTCTGGGAAGAAACTGGAAGTCGGATCTTCAGAGAGGTTTCGACGAATGCATGAGAGTTCTTGAGCCTTTTGGAATTCTAATTTTTAAGTGGAACGAACACTCTATAAAAGTTAGCGAAGTTCTGAAAATATTCAGTGAAAAACCTCTTTTTGGTCATCGCACCGGACAGAGCAGCAAGACGATGTGGATTTGTTTTATGAAGGCACCGCCCCAAACGAAAGAAGGATGAGAGATGAGAAAGTCATGTTCAGATTGTGGAACAGGTCTCGAAAGAAACGGCGTCTGTCCGAACTGGAATTTCGTCGGAAGCCTTATTCGAAACATGCGAAAACAGGAGGTATCAAATGACCAAACAAGATGACAAGCGAGAGCCGAGAACGATTAAGTGATTATTTTTACATGAATTCAAAGAACAACACGGAGGGGAATTGAAATGAAAGCATTTTGTTACAGCGCCACCTGCGCAGGAATCACCACATTCAGGCCGGTGGAAAAGCAGAACATCAACAAAAACAAGACCAGTTGCCCGGATTGCAATTCGATTTTAGTTTGGGCAAAAGAACGCAAAAACACCAGGAACATCACAGCCGGCGCACGCAACAAAAAAAAGGAATTTGAAAGATATGTTCACAACAACACCGCAATCTAAATTGTTCACCATCCGAGGAACAACCATTGAAGACCTGGCGAACATCCCAGAATCACAGCAAACTTGGGAAGGCAAGCATTACACCAGTCAATGCGTTGAACAGGCAAACGCCATAAAAGAAAGAAGCAGAATAGATGAGCAAACAAAGTTTGATATTATTTGGATCGTCGGAAATGCCTACAGGGCTGGGTTCCTTGCGGGAAGATATAACAATGACAAAACCTGAAATGACCCACGCTCAAATTGTTCAGGATATTGTTGCAAGCAACTACGCGGATTTATTCATGGAAAAACAAATCGGCAGGGAGTTTGACGTCCGAACGGCAATCAAGAACGCCTACCTGTCAGGCGTAGCCACAGCCCACACCCAACTTAAGAACGCAATCATCGGTATGGAAAGAGAAGCCAAGTCCATGCCAGTGAAAGACCCTTTCGAAGAAACTTAAAGGAAGCGACGAGTCTTTGCTTTCTTTTTTCAATTATCAAGGGCAAAAGTGTTTCACAAAACGAAGGGGGTAATAATCATGTCACAACAGGATCACATAGACTTCAATCCAAGGGAATCCGAGGCTTACGAAAGCCGATACGGAGCGGACCCAAACAAAGAAGCCGTCATCAACGCAAAGCAAATGTCAGCTTCAGAAGGGCTGATGGCTTTGCGGCCGCAACTCCTGAACGCAAAGAAAATAGTTCACGTTAATTTGGATGACAAGGACGTCTACCTTCCTGAAGACAAAGACTGGAAGCGCGGAGCAGACCTCGCCAGCGAAATCATTTTCTGGGTTTTGTTGAAAATTAAAAACGGAGAGGATCAAGAAACCCTCGCCGTCACAACTGATTACGGATGGAAAATTGCCGTCAACGCCGGCAGATATGTAGAGGTTCACAATGCTTAGAATGTCAGATCAAATTGACCAACTCGCAACGGCGATGTCTGTTGCTTTGGCAGAATTTCCAGCAATTCCTAAGGACAGCAAAGCTGAAATCCAAACCAGAACCGGAGGGAAGTACGCATACAACTACGCAGAGCTTTCTGCCGTGATTCAAATAACAACGCCAATCTTGAGCAAGCACGGACTCGTTGTCAGCCAAGACCCAGGAATTGAACTCATAGGAACAAAAGAGCAAACTGGAATCTGGACAACGATCATGCACAAAAGCGGTCAGTATAAGTCCGCCTTTTTCCCAATTCATCGTTTCGATAAAGCACAAGAGCAGGGTTCTGAGATCACCTACAAGCGCAGATACACGCTCAACGGTGCTCTGGGTATTCACCCTGAAGACGACGACGACGGCAAAAGCGCCACAGAAGGAAAGCCGAAGTCGGCCTCGGCCCAACAAGCAAGCCCACCACCGCAACAAAGACCAACGAATCCGCCAGCTCAGAAAAAAGAGTCACCAGCTTTGAACGCCATGAACTCGTCGCAATGGGTCATACCATTCGGAACAAAGTACAAGGGTAAGACCATGGGAGAGGTGCCATTCAAGGAGCTCACAAACTATCACAAATGGCTCAAGGGCCAGGCAAAGCAAGATGGCAAAGAGCTCAATGAATTTTACAAACATTACGCACAATTGGAGAAACTGAACTCAGACAACATTCCGTTCTAATCGTCCGCCCTGTTCGCCGCTGTTGACCAAACCCTCTTCAAAAGTGAAACGGACGAAAAGAACAATCAAGACCCGCAAGGTATTTATTGCCTTGCGGGTTTTTTTTTGCTCGAATCATTTCATGGCAGAAGAAAAAGTTTTAGCAGCGCTCGTCATGGATCGTTCGGACCCCCTCGGCAACAGCGAGGACCAAACCGAGCGCCGAGCTTTACACATTCTTAACATGTCATCGCAGAACCCGACGCCTTGGCTGTACTTTGACGTTGAGTACCCAACCCCAGTCATCGAAGTCTACCGGTTCTATAACGGACTCCCAAGGCCAGGCGGCACCAACTATTACAGCGTCCAGCTTGAATATACGGACAGCACGAAGAACTTCATCGCCAGAGCGGACAAACTCTAGATGGCGGTGCTGTTTAACCCATTCACAGGGGAGTTCGACTTATCGCGCTCATCCGGTGGTGGTACGCCGGGGCCACCGGGACCTCCCGGACCAGAAGGGCCAGAGGGTCCACAAGGACCTCCCGGTCCACCGGGGCCTCCACCATCGTCTGAGTATGACAGTAAATTTAAGTTTCACTATGCATCGCTCTCAGCCTTCGACAAAGTTGTGAGTGTTTCTTACGCAGACCAAGGAACCAAAGACGAGAGAATCATCTCTGTCACATACCAAAGCGACGCCTATCCCGATGCAGATTTAGTAAAGAATGTCTTTTGGCTAGATGTCGGTACGATGAACCAAAGGATTGAAAAAGAGGAATACATTGGTCTTATACTTGAACCGGATAGCCTCAGGAAAACTCACGTTTATGAGCCGGATGATATTAGATTTAGAAGATTAGGTTATGATTTTGAAATTTTTTAAAAAGGGGAAACAATGAGATACGCAGTAGCAGGGCTTCTTGATGACGTGGTGGACGTTTATGATCAGACAAAGACGACTTTATTTGGTCGAGCTTTTGAAAAAACAGTTGACGGAAAAGTAGCTCTAGGGCCACCGCTCAATAAATTCATTGACGTCTTCACAACCGCAGGATTAGTCCCAGCCGCCAATGCAACAATCTGCACTCCAAACGGTAGGATTTTCACTATCCAAGCGGAAGCTTCGGGGCTTTCTCAAATCAGCCTTTTTGAAATAGATTTTGAAACTGGCGCACATGTTTATGTCGGAAAGATTCAAATCGCCATCCCAGACGTGGCAGCAACAACGACTATCTTCAGATCAATTAAAGTCTTAGATGGGGCCGGAGTTACTGGTTGGAAAATATGCATTACAACAACGGGAAGCGTTCTTATTAATGGCGGAACATTCATCGTTAACAACATTGATAGAGCTGATTTCTTACCTGTCGGATTCCCAACAATTCTGTTTGCAACTGGGAACAACCAAAAAGCCGTTTACTTTGCACAAGACCCATTAGCCACTGGCGCAGGTCATCTTCAAATCGCCTCCGCTGGATCAGCTTTAGATGCAACAGCTCAGCGTCTTTATGTTCATAATGGTGTCTCAGCAACTCACCAGTATTATGTATTTGACCTAAGCATTTCGCCAACCTACCAGACGTTCGCAATTACTGGAGATCAGGCTTCCAATACTATCCTGCAGCCAGGTCATACTTTTGTTTCTGGCGATCCAATTGTGTTCACATCTCTGACGGGTGGAGCTGGGTTGACAGTTGGCACTACTTATTTTGTTGGCGGAGTTGTCCCTGGAGTAAGTTATTTTGTATCCGCTACAACCGGCGGCGCTGCCATCAACTATACAACAGACATCACGGCCGGTTTCGTCGGCAGAGCCTTTGGAACAAGCGGTTCTAATTTCCTATTCAAAACAGGAAACTTGCCAGCTTTGGCAGGTGTTCTGCTTCTGACTGATTCAGAAGACTACGCTGAGCCCGTCGACACTGGAAACCCAACAGTTGATGGATTCCCATGTGTTTTCCTAGCAACCACGACAAATCTTTATCTAGGCAGACTCTCTGAGCTAACATCTGGAGCCCTGACTTGGCCATCACTTGTGACCGTCAACTTACTAGGTGGACCAAATCAAATCACAGCACCAACACCACTTGCTGCGACATGGTCGACTGTTATGAACCGAGCCCTCTACACTGTCGGAAGCGTGATTGTGATGAAAAGATTTGCGAACAACACCATCGATTTAATCTTCGGAGGAACAAGTAATAAATACCTAGAAGGAATTACCACGGAAGCAGTTGAGCTTCAGCCTGCTGGACCTATCACATCACTTGATGTCGAAAATGGGTGGATATTTATCACAAACGCAATCGCCGGACAGCGTGGCATCATGGCGGCTGACATTTATTCAGATTCTTTTTTCGATTATTCCTACATCGTCACAAAGGTTTTCAGCACACCACAAGCGGTTTACAAGTTCTTAACAACAACCGATGCTCTTTATGACTTCACTGGAAGCCTTTCGATTTTCTATAAGACGTCAGGATTTTCTGACCCAGGAACTGGTTGGGTTCCAATGCCATTTGCTGAAGACCTAACATTTCTTGCCGCCGGACAACAGGTCCAGTTGAAGATTCAATTCTCAACAGTTGCTCTAGATACATCAATCCCAGCGCAACTATGCGAAGTCTTCCTCGGTTACGACTCTTTGGTCGACAGCTCAGACTACTGGGAGCTTTCAAGAGATGACTCTGACAACGGAAATCCTTCAAGGTCAGCGTTTAGATTGAAACAAACATATCCAGGGCCAGTGCCAACACTATTCTATCGAGCCCTGGACCTCACCAACGTGACGCTGGTCACCCACAACACCATCGCAAACAACGATAGATTCTCTTATTCATCAGACAATGGCGTGACTTGGAACCCAATCGGAGTGGTGCCAAACACAATTGGAACCCTTGTAAGATACCAATTCCTGACTCCGCCTGGAGTAGACATCAGACCTTCACTGAAAGAGGAGTAGGGACATGGCTGATATATTCGTTCAAAGGAATGTGTACCAGGGGACCTTTCAACCAGGGACCGTGGTCACAACTCCTGTCACTCAAATCTGCGCCACGGCTAACATAAACGCCGCCAACCAGTTTGAAGCCACGCTTTGGATCAATCTCAATGGGGACCGAGTCGATTCAAATCTAGGTTCGGCCGCCTACCGAATCAGAGACAAGTTTGGGAACCTGGTTCCCGGACTCGCAGAAACAGGAATCGACCCCGACATCAACGGGTACTTTCAAATCACCCCGGTCTCAGCCGCCCTCATCTATGACCTCACCCATTACGTCATCGAGATTGAGATCCCAATTGAAGGCGTACTGCATGAAAGCTCCATCGGACTGGTCAACGGCGAATGAGAAGAGCGCGCCGTTTAAACCATAACGACTATGTTGTTTACATCGGTCAGAGGATCAACCAACTTCTGACCCTCTCGAAATCCAACATCGTCCTGGAAAGAACATGGTATACCCTCGGTGATAACAGCTACGAAATCGAGGCCCATGTTAAATTCAATGCCGATACCATGAACGGCATCGAAATCCTCGCAAGGCTCGCGCTCAACGGGAAACTCTGCTCATCCAGAATCACAGACATAAAGCTATTCAAAGTCAGTGAACTCGGCTGGCTAGAATCACTCGTCGGAAGCTTCGCGCCAACAGAGATCGAAAACGGAGTCTTCACGCAAACCATAACGCAAATCCAAATCTCACCCTATGAACTATCAGGAAAAGAGACCTACTCCATCGAGGTCACGGCGCAAAGAAAAAGGAAGACATTTACAAAGAAGCTCTGGTTCAATCACCTCGGCTGCTTCGATAGCATATGGAGACTTAAGGCTGAAACGTCTTACATAAACTTAACAAAGCTGGATGAATAAATGATTTTCGCTTTCATCAATGACAACCAAATCAAAAAAATTGAAGAAAACGAATCCTTTGATCAACTGGAAGGCGTTCACAACTTCCAGATTGTCATCGACATCACAGACATCACACCGCCACCACAGATCGGCTGGACCTTTGAATCAGGAGCGCTCTATCTAAAGCTCGATGACGTCACCCCAAGGCAAATAAGACAAGCCCTGATCCTATCCGGAGTGAGCACTGATATGATTGAAACGGCCCTCAACACACTGCCGGAGCCAACAAGATCAATGGCAAAAACAGAATGGGAATACAGCATAGCATTTCAAAGAAGAAGACCAATAGTAGCAGCAATCGGTACCATGCTCGGCTGGACCCCAGCTCAAATCGATGATCTGTGGGCCTTAGCCGCTAAACTCTAGGAGAACACCCGATGAACATAAAAACGAAAACCGCCATCTTTGTAGTCTCCAGCACCCTCATCTTCGCCCTGGCCCTACTCGTCTATGACATCTATGCCATCAACGAAGGTGGCACCGAGGCCTCAATCTCCTTCATGATCTATCAGTGGTCCTACAAATACCCGCTCTTCACGTTCCTCTCAGGACTCATCCCCGGCATTCTCGCAGGACACTTCTTCTGGAGGATCCGCGACACCGAAACCACAAAGCAAATCTCAGACGACTCAAGAAAATAGGAGACTCCACCACCATGGAAGCCATCATATTCAACCCAGGCAAGCCACATTTCCGGTTCACGTTCATCGTCACTGATGCTAAGACCTACGTCCCGGGATTCCTCCGCACCGCCAAACAACGCAAAGCTACCCGCTACGCCATCGCCGTCGAGCATGTGAACACCTGCTTCGTCGTCACCGACAAAGGGACCATGTCGTTCCCGAAATACTTCGAAGAGATCAAATCGAAAATGGACACAGCCCTGCTGTTCCAGATCGAGGTCAAAGACCCACAGAAACTCTTCCCGGCGTTCTTCTTCGCGCTCACCAGCCAAATCACGCCTAGCCAACGCATGATCGAAATGGCCACCCAGCAGATCATCCGATACGCTAAAGGTGGAATCGGCGCCGCACTCCAGATCGATGAGCTGCTCATGACACAGGCAACTCTCCTCGATAGCAAATCCATGCTGACCTGGGTGCTAATGGCTAAAGATCCACGCCCAGATTCCGAAGGTTAAGGAATGGCAAAGAAGACGCGCAGACATCCGAAAGAGAACCCGACGCCCAAAGAAGTGGGACGCCCTCAGCGCGTGTTCAATGAAAAGGAAATCGCTGACCTCAAGAAGCTCATGATGATGCATTGCACAGAACTCGAGATACGCTCTTGGTTCAGTATCGACTCAAGAACCCTCGAATCTATCTGCCAGAATCAATTGGATGGATCTTATGCCAAAGTTTATGAGATTTTCTCAGCCCAAGGTAAGGCCACGCTCCGCCGGTTGATTTATCAACGAGCGCTGGACGCCAAGGGTGGATGGGAAGCGCAGAAGTGGCTCAGCAAGCAGTATCTCGGATTCTCCGACAAGGTCGCTCAAAAGGTCGAGGTCGTCTCGGACCAGACATTCAACATCAAGATAGGTTTTGAGGATGATAACGAACCTGAACATTCAAATGCCAAGAAGGACTCCACCACAGAAAAGGTATGACGAGTCGTTGGCTCGGTTCAACCTTTCGATATGGGGCCGTCAGTCCGGCAAGTCCACCGCCGGTTACCGCAAACTGCTCTGGAAGCCCCTGCGTGGAAAAGAGCGAGCTATTTACTGGTACATCCTGCAAACCCACAATGCCGCCGAGGTCATGTTTGACCGATACATGCGGATGATCAGCCCATACAAATCACAGATAATGACCTACAAGAACGAAGGCGAAAAGAGAATCGAGCTGGTCGGTGGTCGGAACATCTTCTTCAAGTCCGGGGAGAACTTCGAGGACTTGCGTTCAGAAACACTGAACGGCTGCATCATTGACGAAGCCAGGCAGCAGAACCCATTGCTTTGGCGCTCGGTCATTCGACCAATGCTTTCCCGGTACGGCGGATGGGGAGACATCCTCACCACTCCAAATGGATTTGACTGGTGTTACGACCTTTACAACACGGCCCTTTTGAACCCGAAAGAGTGGGGCGTTGTCCATGCCCCATCAACAGAAGCATGGTGGTGGACTCCGGAAGAGGTCGAGTCCGCCAGGGCCACGATGTCAGAGGCCGAGTTCGCACAAGAGATCATGGCCGAGTTCAGGGACATGACCGCCGGCAAAGCCTATGTCACTTTCGGACAGCACAACCTCCGAGAGACCAACCCTTTTTACTCCAAAGGGGAGCTCCACCCAATGCTGCCGATCATTGTCGGGATGGACTTCAACTTGTCGCCAATGGCTTGGTGCCTGGGTCAAAAGAAGGCCGACCAGTATTATTGGTTCGACGAGATATGGCTCAAGCGATCGCACACGCAAGAAGCCGCCGAGGTCCTCGCGCAAAAGGTCATTGCTTATGGGCATCAAAAGACCGGAGTCATTCTCGCAGGGGACGCCACCTCGAAAGCCGGTCAACGTGCAGCCGCCGGCCAGTCAGATTACGACATCGTCTGTCAAACTCTAGATAAGCACAACATCAAGTGGATTCAAATGACGCCGGAAAGTAACCCCACCGTGAAGGACCGAGTGAACACCATGAACGCCAAACTTATGGACGGCAATGGCGATGTCCATTGCTGGTTCAATACAAGATGCAAAGAAACCATTCGAGACTTCCAGCGTGTTGTTTGGAAAGACACCCAAGGCACCATGATCTTGGATCAAACCACAGACAAAGAGCGTACGCACGCTTCCGATGGCCCTGGATACGCGATCTCAGCACTCAGCCCATTGGTTTACAACAAAGGCTCAACCATCATGCGAATCATCCCGAATGCCTATTAAGGTACTAAAATACAGCACCAACAACCAAAGGTGCTAGCCCGCGATACTTTTCGTGTTGATTGTGAAGAATTATTCTGATGCAATCCCATCATGTTGTCTTTGAATCAGCAAAAGAGTTACCGATCATTCATAAATGACCGAGACCTTGCCCTTGAGCATTTGCTCAGGGTTTCTCGCCTGAGAAAGACAGACTACATCAACGGTGCTTTCCGCAAAGTGTTTGAAATCATTCAACTTAATTATGATCGCTTGGCTAAGACATCTTCCCGCCAACTGATGAACAGCGTTGAAGATCAAATCGAGCAGGTGCTGAATCACCTGGCTTTCATGCTCACTATGGAAACCATCGAGCTCCGCAAGAAGGCCTACATGCTTTCTTACGCGGGCGAGGCCCAAGCAATTGCGCAGAACACAGCCAAGAGCCCAAAGCTCAGTCTCAGCAAGTCCAAATTGGATGAGGTCATAAATAAGCCTTTCGAAAACGGCCTATCGCCAATGAAGACGTTCCAACTTCAATTCTCGTTGCTACGCAGAGAAATTTCAAACGCCCTCGAGTATTCCCTGGCCTTCGGTGAGCCGGTGGACAAAGCTCTTGGCCGTATTTGGTACAAGCTTCCAGATGCAAAAACAATCCCAGGCAAGCGAGTTCTGAAGACTGTCAAAATGACAGAGAACTCTCGTCCCGCCTTTTCCGCTTACGCAAAAGGTTCAGAAGAAGACGCTTTTGACCTGAGCCTTGACCGGCAACGTCCGGTTCACGGCTTCGAGTGGGATCAAGAAACATGGGACCAGCTCCTCGAAGACTTGAGCTTGGATTACCAGTTCACGAACCGATCTCCGGAAAGCTATGTCGATGTCACGAATCCATACAATGATCTTCCGGTTCGTGAAGATGTTCCAGAAGAAGATCGCATTTACGCCTGGGAGATCGAATCGGAAACCACACACGACTTCGTTCAACAAGTGCGTGACGGACAAATGGACGCCGCAAAAAAGAACGGCATCACCGACTTTGTGTGGATCGCCATACTGGACGATAGAACAGATCACTGCTGTGAATGGCGTTCTGGACTACTCACCAGCGAAATTGAAGAAAAACTTAAGACTGACCACAAAGACGACAAGTGTAGGGCCATCGTTCCGCCGGCGCATTTCAACTGCCGATGCACGCTCGCCCCTGTTTCACCTGACTTGGAAGCTGTGGACAATACAGACATTGATCGGAGTTTTGACGCATGGCTCGAAAGCTAAAACCACAAGAGCAGCCTGAGAAAACTTTGGCTGCTAAGACAAGAGTTGCGCGCGAGAAGGATTATGAAATCTCAGACACTCGCGACTTCGACGCCAAGTTTGCAGAACACTGCAAAGTCAAAACGATGCCCGAACTCATCGCACTTTTAGAAAAAGACAAATCGGTCCAGCTCGAAGCCCATTGCTTGTTCGTTGAAAACGGCACTGGCATTGCGAGAATGGCACACTTGAACCGAGAGAAATTCATTGAAGCCTTCAAAGGCAACAAGAAGCGAACATTCCGGGAATCGGTGGATTCGTTCGCGGTGGATGGTGTGGCTCAAGGTGGGGCTTATGTTGGTCAACCGGACTTTACTCCCCTGATGGGTGGTCCGTTCAACAAGCAGTTGTATCAATATGATTATTTGAAAATGCACGCTCAGGCTTTCTATGCCTACAACCATGACCCTGTCCTACATTCGGCCGTAGAAATCATCCGTGATTTCGTTCTTGGCCGAGGGTGGCGTGTGGACTGCAACGACCCCAAAAGACAAGCGATCTGGGATGCATTCGCGGAAGTGAATGACCTGGATTCTATGATGGACCAAATTTGTGAAGAGCTATCAATCTATGGCGAAGTCATGCAATGGTGGTTGCCGGGGAATGAAACCAAAATTGCCTACGATGTCATGCCAGGACAAGCGCCACCAAAGGGGTTACTTCCTCGCGTGAGATTGATTGACCCTTCGGTTATCAACGAGATTGTGACCTACCCGGAAGACATCAAGCGTGTTCTGTATTACAATTGGCTCGCGCCTACACAGTCTCAGATGTACTCAGGCAATGATGGCGGGAAGCCAGTATCGACCACGAAGTTCATCAATCAACAAATTCCAGCGAATCAAGTTGACCACTACAAAGTCAACTGCCGATCCAACGAAAAGCGTGGACGTTCTGATCTTTTCTCTGTTCTCGGATACGCCAAGCGCCTACGCGATTCTGTGAATTATTCCATCATCGGACTTCAGAAATCGACAGCATGGTCGATTGATACCACCATCGAAGGCAGCAAAGAAGACGTCGAATCCTACATGGATGCGCAGTCTCAACTGGGGACAATACCGCCTCCGGGGAGTGAGTTCGTTCACACGAACAAGATCACTCGGCAATATCTTTCAAATGAGGCCGCTGGTCGCGGTAACAATTCCAGTGCCTTTGACTGGTGCTTCAGTATGATCTGCGCTGGTCTTGGTATTCCACAGCAATACTTCGGGACGCATCTTTCTGGTGGTTCAACCAGAGCCACGGCAATGGTTGCAACTGAGCCGGTGAACAAGAAATTCGAGGCCCGAAGGAAGTTGATCGAAAAAATCCTGCAAAATATGGCCAAACGTCTGTTTAGTCGTATGGGCATGAGAACCGAAATTGATGTCACATTCCCAGAATTGGCATCAACGGACCGATCGACAAAGCTGAAGGACCTCACTCTGGCCGAGTCGCAAGGTTGGATCTCGAAGGAAAGAGCTGCCGAAATCGCAGCAAAAGAACTCGGGATCACAAAGTTTGATTTCAAAGCTGAGAAAGAAAAGATCGCCGCAGACGGTTCAGCCGGCGGACGCTCATTGTATGTTTCTCCGCTATCTGCCCCAGGCGCTGAACAAAAACACGACGAACCACCCCAAGCGGTTGACGATGAAGATGACGAAGAAACTTCCAGAAGTTCAATCGACTCAAACGCTAAAAACGACCTGAGGAAATCACGTGGATTTTGATTTTTCTGAACTCACCATCGACGATCTGATTGCCAACCCTACGAAGTACGGCGTCCCATCCTTCGGACAATTTAAAAAGAACCGACAACTTTACATGGGTCGTGAAGACGAGTCCATGGCTCAAGTGTCGAACGGTTCAAAGGTCCTGGGTAAGTACGTCAAGAATCACCGTTACTACTTCGGGGTGTACAAATGTCACACACTTGAAGAGGTCGAAAGAACTGCCCTGAATCACGGCATTTCTTTGGCTGAACTCGTTTACATTCCAGAGCTTATTCCAACAGGTGGCCAATGGGCCGATATGAAGGTCACCTTCATGTCAAAAGAAGAATACAATAGACGGAAGGCGCAGCCATGAAGCACAATAACACTACGCCCCGCAAGGAAGCAGGGAAGAAGAAGGCCATGGAAAACCAGCTTTGGCTTCGAGCGCAGGAGTCCACGGCTGGTGGGCTGTCTAGCCATGTTGAATCTGTTCTTCAAAAATTAAAACCAAAACCACAAACCCAGGAGAGCGACAGTGCAAGCAGCTTCCCCCAAGCCCAAAGAAGTCAAGTCAATGAGTCTGAAAGAAATCAAAAAGAAACCACCAGTAAAAAAGAAATAAAACTTTCAGAAAAGTCCTCGCTTTCTAGCGCCCTGGTTGAGTCCGAAGCGGTCGTCAACCCAGGGACTCCAAACTCCCCGAAAATGCCAAACGGACAATACTTCAAATGTGGTGTTGTCCTGATTCAAGAAGGTCTCGGAAACTTCGGCGACAGTGCTTACTACTCTCGCGAAGCCCTTGAGTCCGGTGTGGCGCTTTTCGAGGGTAAAAAACTCTACGTCAATCACCCATCTGCTTCCGAAGAAGAAGATCGCCCAGAACGTTCCGTGCGGGACATCCTTGGGCATTACGAAAATGTTCACATCGCCGAGAACGAAAACGGACAAGCTGAGCTCCGCGCGAACCTCGTCACCATGAAAGGCGAAAGCTACGCATGGGCCAGAGAGCTCATGGAACACGCCATCGAGTACGCGAAGAAGTACCCGAACAAAGCCTTCGTCGGGTTGTCTGTGAATGCCTTCGGAGATGCTGAAGAAATGAGCATGGACGAGCTCATGAAGTCCGGAGTGCCAGAAGGTTCATTATCTAAAATTGAAGAAGCTAAAGGATTAGGAATTCAAACCGTCAACTACGTCAGCAAGTTCACTGACGCCGTGTCTTGTGATTTGGTCACAGAGGCAGGGGCCGGCGGGAAATTTACTGAACTCATAGAAGGAGCAAGATCCATGACAAAGAAGAAAAACGCGAAAGCAAAAGAATCTGATGCAGGAAAAGAAGCCGCTCAAGAGCAAGAGCAGCAACAAGCAGCAGGTCACGACGACGCCGCTCAAGACGTCGCACTCATCAAACAAATGATTGCGAAGCACCTTGGTGATGGCGAGATCTCTGACGAAGAAGCCGGCATCGTGAAAGAGGCTTATGAAGCACACAAAGAAATGGGAGACTCTGACGAAGATTCAGAGAAGAAAGCTTGTGAATACCTTAAGGCTTCCAAACACATGGCCTCAAAACGTGAAGCAGCCAAAGGGGATGAACAAAAGGATGGAAATGCAAGCGAAGAGGCAGCAAAAGAGAGCTCAGAAGCTGATGCCAAAGAAAGCGGCGTGACCGAAGCTAAAGAAACAGCCGTCACCGAATCAGCAAAACCGGCTGAAACAGAAGGTGAAGAGAAGTCAGAAACTGACCTCTTGAAAGAAGAGAACGCGAAACTCAAAGGTGAGTTGGCGTCCTTCAAGGAATCACAAAAGAAAGCTGGGCTTACAGCTCACATTGAAAAACTTTGTAAAGAATCGAAATTGTCAAATTCAGTGACAAGTGAATTCAAAAAGCTCGTTGAGAAAGCCAAGTCAGTTGACGAAGTCAACACAGCTTGGAAGCTCTTCGAGAGTGGCTACCGTTCACGCAATGCTGGACAAGCGGAAGGCTTGGACTTCGGAGCGATGGTGATTGGTGCTGAGAAATCAGTAGCACTCACCGAGAGCGAAGGCGGAGTTTCACTTGACCTCACAAATTGCCAAATCGACTAACCAAACCGAAAGGAAACTAAAATGGGACAAAACACAATCGTTAGAAGTGTCAATCCTACTTCTGTATTCGAGTCTGCGAAATCAGTCATCGATGCAACAGTAGACATTGAACAAGGTGACTTGGTTGTTTTCGACGGAACAGCCAACCTCTTGAAAAAAGCGGCTGCCGAAGCTGAAGGTGCGACCTTCCTTGGCGTAATGCCGGTGAGCATCGTTGATGGAAAACTAAAATCACCTTACAGCACAGACACTCTGGCTGCACAATCTATCTCGGACATTCCGGGTCCAGTTTGTGGCGTTGTTGCGAAGTGCGTTGCTAAAACAGCAGACGCTTTTGCACCTGGTGACTTGGTTTACCTCGACCCTGCAACTGGAACTCGTGGCGTGACAACCACTGGAACCAAGGCAATCGGAGTTTACCAAGGTCCGGCAATCGCTTCTGCTGCCGCTGGGCAAGAAGTGGAAATCATGCTGGGTCACCGCTTCCCTGGCGACGTTCTCGTTCTTCCATAATTTTATTAACTTTTCACAGGAGACATATAAATGTTAACTCTCAAAGAAAGAAACAAGAAGGCGATTGAACGCGCCCTTTTGAACCAAGAAGGAGTCAAAGAACTCCGAGAAAGTTTGAAACGCCGATTCGGAATTGACCCTTTGGTTGATACCGAAAAATTCAATGTCATGGAAGGAAACTTCTCATGGCGAAAACTCCGCAATCAACTGATGGAAAACACGAAGCTCTCTGAAGCAGATGCAGCTTCTTCTTTCGTTCAGTTCTTGCGTGCTGGTATCCAGCAGATCACGAACGGAATGTATCAAGCGACGGAAGTCACTTACACAGACTGGGCAACTGTGATCGGGTCAAAACTTGCGACTGAACTTTACGCTCCTAACCACGGCGTTGCGTTCCCTCGTCAAGTTGGTCCTGGTGAGAAATATCCAGAAGTCGGAGCTGCGGCTTTGGACTTGCAACTTCAAAACCTGAAGTTCGGTTCAATCTACGCACTTCAAAAAGAATTGCTGGATGATGACCAAACAGGAACATTCGCACAACAAGCGGGAATGATGGGTGAATACTTGGCAATCCTCACTGAGGTTCTTTGCTACGGTAAACTCGCGTCAGTTGCTGGTATGAAGTACATCGACTATGAAATCCCAGTTTCAGAGACGAAGCCTTCTTACGAAACAAACTACCCTTGGTCAACGGCACTTCGTGGCGGTGGACGAACTCGTCCAGATGCTTACGGATTGCTCACACAAGCCAATGTGCAAAATGCGATCATCGGACTTTCTGCGCAGAAAAACCTGCAAGGGATCAAGATGCTTGTTCAAGCTAAACGCTTGTTGATCGGTAAGACTTTGGAATTCGATGCTTCGGTGTTGATGAACTCAGCTTATTACCCATCGGGTGCAGCGGCTGCCGGTAACGTGGGTGGAGCTTTTGCCGTGAATCCCCTGAAAGGAATCATGGACATTACAGCTTCTCGCTTCATGTTCAAAAATGATGGAACAGTGAATGGTGATTCAAAAGCTTGGTACGTTGTCGATGACAGCAAGCCATTCTTCATCGTTCAGTTGCGTCAGCCGGTATCGGTTGAACAAGAGGCGGTTAACTCGGGCGCGAGCTTCGAGAAAGATGTTTATCGTTTCAAAGGTTCTTGCCGAATGAACGCGGACTTCATTGATCCACGTTTCGCATGGCAAGGTAACAACGGTTCAGTTGTTTAATTGAATTGATATCAATTCGGTGCCCCCCGTCTGCATGGTGGTTTCTGGCGGGGTGGCGCCACTTCAATGAAAAGAAACCACAGCCAAAAAAAGGATTTTCCACCATGGCAAAACAAAGAAACCCAAAAGTTACCCAGAAAGTTGTGCACGCTCCTCAGCTTGGCGTTGAGTTCGCACTCGACGAATCTCCAGATGCGGAAGAGAAAAAAGAAGAATCGGCAAAGAACTCAGCACGCGGCAAAAGAATCAAAGCTGCTGCCGAACGCTCTCGGGAGTTCAGATCACTTGCTGAACATCTTGCGCAGAGCAAGTTGTATTATGTGAATCATATTTGGCCAGGTGCCAAAGAAGCCTTTCCGTTCCATCCAGATTTAAGAATGGTGGACAGATATTTCCCTTACGCGGAAGGCGGACCTTTGTTCATCGACGAGCCACAAAGAAGCGACAATTTAGAAGAGTACAAACCAAAGGTGGAGGCCATGAAAAAGCTCGGTCACCGCTACCTATTGTTGAAACCAGGAATGACAGAGCTTGAAGCAGTAGAGGCGCTTGCATGACTTGGGTCTCACCTGAATCAGATTTGAGAACAAAACTTTCCGACAACTCTACGGACAAGCACTGTTACCGTAAGCGTTGCTTCGGTCAGATTAATGGAACGAACACCAGGTTCAAAACTTTGGAATTTCGTCGAGTGACGGATTTCACAGTTGACGCCCCTCCCTTGGGTATTTGGTTGAACGGTGCTTTGATTCCTGCCTCATCGGTTGCAAGTGACAACCTACCTACTGGCGACTTCATCCTGAACACAGCGCCGGCGGACGGTGACATCCTTGAGGCGAGTTACTATTCTCAATGGTTCAATGACGCTGAAATAGAGTTGTTTTTGAAGACGGCCTGTCAGTGGCTTGCTCTGGGTGAGAATTACGTCAACATCCCAGCAGGATTGCAACCGGCGGCATTGTCTTACGCAGCGGCGGAAGGTTACGAAAAACTTTCTGTGAGATGGGCGCAGATGCTCAGTGAGCAATATCTTTTGCAAGACGCCATCGAGAAGGAAAGATTCGCACTTGTTGAAACATGGGCTCGCATGGCGAAGCAGTTGAAGGCGGATGCTTACAAATCTCGTGACGATTATTATTCAAGAAGCGGTCAATCAAACTTGCCTTTTGCGGGCTCAATCAGTGGTCGGGTTTCCGACCCAGTGCCAAGGCGGTAACCGGTGGCAGCGAATCTCAAGAAAGTACAAGGCGGAATCACCAAGCGATTGGAACAAATGATTGTCCGTGGAAAAGAGAAAAAGGCTTTCTTAGAGAGAGTGGTTTACCCATCTTACATTCGCGCACAAAAGCAAAGATGGATGAGCGAAGGAGCTGCCGACGGCGTTGGTAGACTGAAGGCTTGGGTTCCACTGAACGAAAAATACAGAGTCATGAAGTTGCGGAGGTTCGCAGCTTATCCAGGTCGCGGGACGAAAATGCTGATCGCCACAAACAGATTGTTCCAAGGCGTTGTCGGTTCTGGCCCTGGGCATTTCAAGGCCGTCACAGAGGATCGCATAGTGATTGGCGTGGACATTCCTTACGCTAAGTTCGTGAACGCGAAGAGACCTTTCATGGTCTTCTCGGACAAGTTCATGCACTCTTTGAAAAAGAAATACGGTCAATACCTGATGGGTAAACGCGGGAGTATGAAATAATGGCTGCCGACACAAGATCCATCATGGAAGGCACGGTCATCCCGATCCGTGATTTTATCAAAACAAACATTGCGGCGTCCCTTGCTGCTCTTCGTACAGAGAGAGCGGACGGCAAAGTGACAACCGAGCCGCCGCAAGATTACCTGATTTTTGACAAGGCCATTGGCTACAAGACGCCGTGTGTGTTCGTGATCGGAGATGCGTCAGATTTCCGACTGGACAGGGGTCAAAATTTTATCGCAGCCACCAATACGGTTTACGTTTCGGTTCTCGTTGAGGACAGAAATGCTGAACTTTTAACCATCAAGTGCTGGAGATACTCGGATGCCATGCACGCAATTCTGGACCAGGCACAGGTTGATGTGCTCGGAATGGAAGTGAAGAATGTTCTAAAGGTGACCAAGATTGAATACTCGGACACTTTTCAAACCAAATCGCAAAACGAAACCTGCTTCCGGAAAGAGGTCATGCTCACTCTGGAAGTGGAACACTTAGAAAAAAGATAGGAGTTATTTATGCCCAGTTTCGCATCAGTTGTAACAAGCCAAATGGAAATGACGCCGATGCGCGTTTCCTACAAGGCACCAGAGGCCCTGACGGCTGTTGATCTCGGTGGTACTCTTGAAAACATCGTCATCACGATGAACTACAAAAAAGCTGAACTCAAAGCAGATCAGTCTGGTTCAACGGTTCGTGATCGTCGAGTGTCTGGTATCGAGGTCAAGGTGACCACTCGCCTTACTCAGATTCAGGACAAAGAGATCTGGAAAGTTGTTTTTCCTCACGCCACACTTGTGGAAGAAGCGGGTCCTCCAGCTCAGGAGGCAATCGTTTGGTCACAAGCCATCGGTGATTCTGACTTGGCCAACGCCGGCGAGTTGACTTTGCACCCACTGAGCAAAGAAAACGCAGACGTTGACACGGATTACACCTTTTTCAAGGCTTGCGCTTCAGCGGAATCTGAAGTGACATATGGTCCTGAGCAACAAGCATCTCTGAATGTGGTTTGGAACATCCTACCGGATGAATCGACAACCCCTGAGAGATTCTTTTGCTACGGCGATGTAGCGATCTTGTAATAGAGAAAGGAAACTTGTGATGATCGATAAAATCATGCCCACCCGCAAGAGTTCTAAAAAGTCTGGATCGGTCCTCGTGGCCGATCTGGATTCAATGGTAACAAAAACTGTTACGTTCAAAGTCCACGGTAAAATGCACGAAATCCCTCCGCTTTCTGTTGAGGAGTTCATGGTTTTCACAGCTAGGTACAGTGAAGTCATGGCTTTGCAGCAAAAAGAAAAAGTCACGCCGGCGGAGCTGATTGATGCTTATTACATGATGGTGAATTCTGTTTGTAAGACAATTTCAAAGGAAGACATAAAAAGCATGAGCCAGAACCAAGTTGCGGCTCTTTATCAACTGATGGTTGATGTTTTCACTGGAAAAGTGTTTGCGGATGAAAAAAAAACTCTGGAGAAAATGGCAGCACTCCTCAGCCACCCTCAGAGTTAGCCGAAACGATTGTATTGGAGTTGGGAGAAATGATCACAGAAATGTGCATGAACATGGGTTGGACAGACTGTCATGTTCTTAAAATGCCGATGATCAGATTCAGCGTAATGCTTAAGCATATGCGCAAGATCAAAGCCAGAGATCAGGCCATGTACTTCACTGAGCTCTGTGACATTCAGTCGATCTCTTTGGGGAGTGGCGAGCACTACAAAGCAATTCGGGACTCTTACCGGAAAAGAGCGGTGCCCACCAAACAGGCCAAAAAGCTGAACGCTCCTCGGGTTTTTGACACCAGCGATAAGGCTCAGGCGGATGCTGCGGCCGAAATTTTGAAGAAGACTTTTGAGCAAAAAGCGAAGCTGAAATTGTAAAGGACTGCAAGGATGGCTGACGACAAGGAAAAGTTTATATTCGACTTGGACACCACAGATGCCATCAAGGGCGCTGAGGATCTGAGGCAAAAAATCCTTTCTGTCGGTGACGTGAAGAACGTCGCGCCTCTTTTGACATCCCTCGGCAAGATCGGCATAGCCATCGGCATAGTTTCTGCGGCGGCGGTTGCGTTCAAAGTCGCAATGGACCTCACGCTCGAAGGTGAGAAGATTCTGCAAATTGGGCGCAATTTTAAAGCCATTGCAGAGGACGCCGGCCAATCTTCGGAAAGCATAAAATCCGGCATAAGTTCTGCCGTCGGTGACATTGTTGACATGGAAGACGCCCTGCTGGCTGCGAACAAAGCCATGCTCCAGCTCGGTTCAAACTCGAACCGCATACCGGAAATGTTCGAGCTCGCGCGGAAAGCCAGCTACCAGTTCGGCGGAGAGATTACCGATATTTTCGAAAAGATTTCCCAGGCTGCTGCTACTGGAAACACTCGGCAACTGAAGTCCATCGGTCTGATTATCGACTCGGAAAAAGCCTACCGCGATTACGCAAAATCAATCGGTACGGTTGTTAAGGCTTTGACAGATGAGCAAAGACAAACTGCCATAACTGAGGCAATTCTCACTCAGGGTTCACAGAAACTTAAGAACGTCACCACGGACAACGACAACCTGACCAACTCTTTGAAGAAGTTGACGGTCGCCATTGATTCCGTGAAAGACGGTTTCGCCCTGATGTTCGAGAAAGCATTCGGCGGTGTTCTTGCTGATCTGACAAAGAAAGTGGCGGAGCTTGCGGCGACGGTTGGCGACAAGTTCACGGCGGCTTACGGAAAAGGTAATGACGCTCTTGAGGCTAGGTTGCGATTACTACAAGCTGAGAGAAAAGAAGAGATCGACAAAAGGAACTTTCTCAAGCAGTCCGACGAAGAGGTCGCCCAACGGCTTGCAGGGCTAGATACTCATTACGGAATTATTTTCAAAAGAAGAGAAGATGAGATCGCTCTACTGAAGTCCCAAATCCAGCATACCAATGAGCTGGCAGAAATGGAGCTGGCTCATAATCAAGCAGTCGAAGCAAAATCGGCAGCAAAAGACACCGGCGCAAGTGAAGAGGCCAGAGCTATCCGGGCGAAGTTCGAGTCTGATCTTTTAGCGATGAAGCAATCTCGCATTGCTCAAGAATTGCGCACAGAAACTGGGGCCGAGGCTTATCGCAATTTGTTGCTTCAGCAACGTGAAAACACAGAGGCTCAATACGAAGCCAAGATAGCTGAGATAAGAATACAGGGTGAGCTTAACCAAACTATCAGCAAGTCACAAGCGGATCAGATGATTGTCCAACTCGAAGCTGAAAAACAATCAAAGATCATGGAGCTACAAAGAGCCACCGAGCAAGCGGCCTTGCAAGGTTACGAGAATCAAGTGCAAGCGGCGCAAACGGCTGGTCAGGGTATCACGGCGGCTTTCGCGCAAGGGGCTGCACAAGCCCAAGCAAGCCTCAAGAATTACGGCGCCAATGGTCAGATGGTTTTCAAAACTTTGACGAGCAACGCTGCGAATGCTTTCCGCGCTCTCGGAGATGGGTCTAAATCTGCCGGCGACGCTATGAAGGGTTTTCTCTTCGGCGCGATCGCGGACGTCTCTGAGGCGAAAGGACAGTTTCTTTTAGCCTCCGGTATAGGAACAGGAAATGGCGTTGAGATCGCACAAGGTGGGGCCTTGATAGCACTCGCTGGACTTTTGAGGTCTCAGGCCGATGGTGTTTCTAGTAGTGTTGGTGGTGTTTCTGGTGGTGGCGGAGGGGCTGGCTCAGCGCCTGGCGGAATGATGGACAAGCCAGAGCTAGAAGAACAGAAAAAGAAATCCGTCACGGTTCAATTCAATGGGCCTTATTTTGAAACTGAACAAACCAAACGCCGATTGATGGAACTGATTCGAGAAGAATCTGACGCCACCGACTTCAAGTACGATCAAATAGGAGTGAGCTAAATGGCATTGAAAAAGAAGAGCTTATTTCTGTACGGATTCGAGATCACGAGCTTGAACTCTTCCATAGACTTCAAAACATCTGGTGCTGGGCCTGAGTTCATGGCCACTTTGCGCTTGGGTTTTTATTCTCTTTCTGGGTTGTTGGTTGAAATTGAGAGAGCCATGTCCGAGGCTGACCCTTCGAATGATTTCGTGGCGACGGCGGACAGGAGTTTTGCTGCTGGTTTAGAGAACAGGGTTTCAATCGGATCGCCAACTGCCGGCGTTGATTTTGAATTGCTTTTCGGAACAGGGACACGTGTCGCCTCGTCACTTGCTCCAGAAATTGGCTTTCCGAACACGGACCAAACTGGTGCAGCCAGTTATCAAGGCACATCCTCTGCGGGTGTGGCGCTTGTTCCTGAATACGCTGGGTATTCTTACCTTGGGCCTGAGATGATGCGTTCTGTTTTTGGGGCTCTGAATGTTTCCGCCGGAGGCATCAAGGAAGCCATTGTCTGGAACGTGCAGAAGTTTTTCCAAATGGAATTCAAATACGAACCCGAAGCGAAGGTCATCACCGAGTGGAGAGACTTCATGACTTGGGCGATTCAGCAGAAGCCGCTGGAGTTCACGCCGGAAGTTTCCACGCCGACATTGTTTTTCGATTGCAAGCTGGAATCCACAGCCACCGACGGCAAAGGGCTGGGGTATCAAATGACAGAGATGTTGCCGGATTTTCCTTTCAACTATCGGACCGGAAACATGAAATTCCGTGTCACAGAATTGGCTTGAGGTGAAGCATGGGAGTAAATGACGGCACACCGGTAGACGCAGCAACAACGAACCCAGCGTTCATTGATGCGAACCAGGATGACACCGGATACGGAAAAATCACATTGGCCAATGCTGACGCTCTGGTTTCTGGCGGAACAATCAACAACCTTCAGCAAGAGCACAACTCGATTGCAAACTTCACCGGAAAAGCGACGAACAACGGAATAAATGCTCTGCCGACATACACAGAGGACCAAGGTTTCACGCCGAATAATAATCTTCAGGCGCGAGCGAGTGAACTTTCCGCGAAGTTCAACAAAACAACTGGCCACTCCCACAGGCAAGGGCAAGACGGTGACGGCGCTCCTATTGACGCATCCGACATTATTGGTTCGCCAAATCGCGGATTCGCACAAGCTGGCGTAAACCTGACCGGAGTTTCTGGCGGAAGCACGGACGTCAGCACAGAATTGTCTGCGCAAGCTCCATCGAATGGTCCAACGATAGCCGGTGTTGTGGTGAACGCCCCTTACAACAAGGTCATTCTTCGTCAAGCTGGTGGTGCAGAAGATGGTGACAAGTTCGTCGATGACGAAGGTAACGAAGTCTATGGTCGCGTGACCGAAGCTGCCACAGTTTGGACCCTCACTTATTATGTGAATGACGCTGGCGTTGAAACGCCTTACAGCTTCGCGAGTCCTGTTGATGTGGCTTGGTACTATCAACTGCTTTCTCCTATTTTGAATCCTGGCACCCCTGTTTACAGCGAATTGTTTTTTGTTCCTTCTGAAAATGCGACTGCCGATGTGGTTGACGCGACAGAATTGCAGCGCGGTCTTGTAAATACGGTGGCGCAGAATTTTGGCGGAGCGAAAACATTCAAAGGTTCTTTGATACTTGAGGAGCAATTGGTTGGAGATATCGCGACAGATGCAGCAACCACTGGCGCGGACGCGGCTTTGCCGGCACCAACAAAAGTAATTTTGAAAGTTACAAATGCAACCCTGGCTTCTATTGCAACAATCACTGGAGCAGCGAACAATCGGTTTTTTGTTCTTGTGAACAAGACCGGAAACACGGTTGAGATCAAAGACAACGTCGGAGCGGATGGAATCATCACTGGTCTTGGTGATGATCTTGATTTTGAAAACGAATCAACTCTTTGGCTATTCCGGGACAATCCAGAATCACGATGGAGAATCATCGGTGGAACTGGTGCGGGTGGAGGCGGCGGGCTTGAGCCGGCGAACATCGTTGAAATTGACGACACGGATTCGCCTTACGCAGTTCAACCAACGGACAAAGTCATTGTGGTTGATGCAAGCGCCGGCGAGGTCATTGTCACCATGCGGGACGCCTCCACATTCGCTGATGTGAAAGAGTTGCGCGTGCGCAGGAAAGACACCAACGAAGACAATCTTTTGCGCGTTCAAACATTCTCTGGAACGCAGTTCATTAACGGAGTGATTGAGCAAGAGGTTCTACCTGGGCAAAGTTTCCACTACATTCAAGAGGCAGTTAACAACTATGGGAGATACTAAAATGAAAAGAATTTTATTCACATGGATCTTGACGGTCCTTACATTTGTTCAGGCTGCTTTTGGTGCCGATGCTCCCCTTTTGATGAAGGGTCAGTCAGAGTCAACATACACAGAGACCTATCGTTTGCAGACTCCAAACCGGCAAGAAACCGTTGTCGGAACATCGAATGTTTTGCTTGAAACCGGAAATGACAATGTTCTGATAAATCCTAGCTTTGAGGCGACAACGGCTTCGACAGGATGGACTGCGGCTGGGACTGCGGTCGCAGAAACAACAGAAATTGTTGCTGGCAAAAAGTCCCTCAAGATCACACTCGCAGCATATACCGGTGACGTTCTGGTTCAGAGTTACACTCCGACTGAGAAGTGGTCGGGGCTAACTGTTGAAGTGATTTCTTACATTAAGACTATGCAGCCAGGTCTTCAGCTTTGTTTGCGAATCAATTCTTTGGATGTGGATTGCGTCGATATTGCGGCAGTTAGTAACTGGAGCCCATATCTCGCCTCATATCCTGGTGCGGATGGGGTGCCTCACGCATACGTCTTGAAGGCGGTTTCCTCAGTGACCGGCGATATATATATCGACAAGAACAAACTTCAGATAGGTCTTCCGCAGCCAACAATAGAATCCAAAAAAGCAGGTGAGTTGGTTTTTGATACCGGCGGCACGCCTCCGGACAACGCTTTTTTGTGTGACGGAAGAACTGTAAGCAGAACACAGTACGCCGAACTTTTCGCTAAAATCGGAACTAGGTACGGAACAGGTGATGGATCAACGACGTTTCATATTCCAGATTATCGAGGAAGATTCCTCAGAATGACTGATGGTTCAGCAAATCGCGATCCCGACAAAGCCTCAAGAACTGCAATGAACACCGGAGGAAATACCGGAAATAATGTTGGCTCGGTCCAAGCTGATCAGTTTGATTCACACACGCACACACAAAATGCACACACGCACACTGTCAGAGCCCTGAATGCGACAACACAATCGGACAACCGAGGACTTTCGGCAACTGGATCACTTTCTATAGTTGGATCTAACTCCGGTGGTGGCGGATATGTAAATATCACAACATACCCTGGTGACGCCGGCAGCCAAGTTATTCAAAATTCTACGGCGACGAATCAGAATTCCGGAGGAAACGAAACGCGCCCACTCAATGCGAACGTGGACATTTACATAGTTCACACTTCTTACAACACCGGATCGACGACGAATCCGGTGCAGGATTTTTCGTTTTCATCAGAAAACAACGCAAATATTACCGGAATAAATCCGAATAGTGGATATGTAAAGCTAGGGACATCTAATACGGTAGCAACTCACAACCCATCAGTTTCTTGGGTTAATGGAACATTTACTGCAAAAACAACAGGGTCCCATTCGTTTTCTTCTTCTATTTACTTTACAACAACTAATGTTCTTAATTCTGCTTACTACTTAGCAATCTATAAAAATGGATCTTTCTTTAAGATTTTAAATGGATCAACTCCAGCAGCATCAACGAATTTTGGAATTAGTGGGTCGATAAGTCTTCCTCTTGTTGCAGGAGATACGATTGAAACGTACCTGTATGGCGTTGGCGACAACTCGTCCAGTACCCTGACTGCTGGCAGCTATTTATTTTCTGGAGGCCCATCCTCCACAGTCGCCAAGAACGTCACGGTTCCTCAATCCGTAACAGCCCCTTATCTTGGTGTCACGACAATCAACAATGTTGTTTCAAAGTCATCTAACTACACAGCGACAGATCGAGACGAGACGATAATTTTTACCGCAGACGCCACACTGACTTTGCCCTCAATCGCTGGGAAAAAGTATTACGTTATCAACAGTGGAAGCGGAACCGAAACAACCATCACTCCGGCTTCTGGAACTATTTGTGGAAGTTCATCAATAATTTTGGCTGGGGATAGTGACAGCATCGAAGTTCAGTTTAACGGTACCAATTGGGATGGGTTGAGCAATGGCTGTTTCGTAACTCGTTCCACCTATATCGAGTATTCGAGTGGAACTCCTTCTGCGACAAATCAAAATCCTAATGGCTGGGTTTCTTCCGTTACCGATGTGAACACTGGCCGATTTATCATCGTTCCAAAGTCTAACATTTTTTCAGGTCTTCCACACTGTGGCGGTATTACCAGAAACTCTTCGGCTTCTTTGCACTATGCTAGTGACTCCGGACAGAGCTGGACCAACAACTCTATTCCTCTTGTGGTTGGTGCTCCGACTGATGTAAGCGGAAGTATTACTTGTCATGGGAGAAGGTAGGTGCCTTTGACTCCTGACCAAACCACAGAGATTTTGAAGCTTGTCGCCTACGTCTTCGGAGTGGGCGGCACGATCATCACTTCTTTGTTGCTTTGGGGAGTGAAGGCGTGGATCGCTGCGACGATCAAAAACACACAAGAAGTTGCAATACTAAATTCTCAGATCAAAAATATCATGGAAAACAACAACAAGATTCCAAAACTGCAGGACGACATTCAAGCCCTGCATGATTGGCGCAGAAAACACATGACGAAGGACCACCACTAATGGCGAACAATTACCCATTGGCTTATGTTCGGCAGAACGAATCGGACATCAAAGAGCTCAACGTCGTTGTGTGCTTTGAGGATTCAATTTGTTTTTCTCTTCAGCCGACTTACAAGCGTATTCGCTACGGCGATCCTGGCATCAACTACGGTGATCCTGGATTGGTTTATGGTGGATTGATCCCTTTCGGCGATGGCGTTCGTCCGTACCTTTCTCCGAACTCGAATCTTGTTCTTTCTCAAAAGTTGGAACCTGAGCAAGGGAGAGCGAGCGTTCAGACGATGACCCTTGAGTTTGTTGATGTGAATGGCTTTATGACTCAGTTTGTTTCACCAGGTCAGCAGCTTGACGAGATTCTTGGCGGTAAACAGGTGAAGATTCATATTGGTTACAAGAACACGGCCTTCCCAGAGGATTACTTTGTGGTGTTCCGTGGGTATGTGACCAGCACAAAGCTCGCGCCAACAAAGGTCATTGTTCAGCTTTCTGATGCGAACTCTAAGCGTAGGGGTCAGGTGTTCTTTTCTGGCACTACGATTGTTCGCAGAACTCAGGTCAACTTCAACGATACGAACGTCAACATCGCGAATGACAGATTTGATATCACGAACCATCCGTTCGTTGATGGGCAGAAGGTTCAGCTTTTGAATGGAGGAACGCTGCCGGCACCTCTCACTGTTGACACTGATTATTGGGTACGCGATGTGGTTCCAGGCGTGAGCTTCAAACTTTCCGCAACGGATGGCGGTGGGGTGATCAACATCACGAACGAAGGCGGCTCTGCTGCGAATACTTTTTACCTTGTTGGTCTTGGCACCACCGGCCTTCAAGTTCCAGTGTTCAAAACTGAGGGTTTTCACGATCACATTCTTGGGCCGGATGGCCTGAATGATTCCACAATTTCCACTTATTTGAAAATCGGGGAAGAGCTTTTGAAGTACGGCCCTGGTGATATCGGCACAGAATTGTTCGACATTGTTGAACGCGGAAGCCTTGGTACTCCTGTTCAGGACCATGAGCCCGACGCTGAGGTCAGCAATCAAGTGGAGATCAGAGGGAACATTCTCGACAATTCCCTGAAGATCATGCTTTCTGGTTGGAATGGAGTTTGGAAAGAAGATGTTCCGGTCAGGGCATTTGGGAACACAGAAGATCCGAACTATGGTGTTTTGCCGAACGCGATTATTTTTCCCGATGGCGTGAACGCCAAAGAAGATTATGGCCTTGCGCCTGGGGAGTACATTTATGTCACAGGAAGCGGTTCAGGAAATGATGGCACTTATCGTGTTTTGTCTTTTCTTGACCGCGCTAAATATCCTAACAACATCGTACTTGTTGACAAGCCAGTCACATTGGAATTGCCAACCGGAGCTCTGCTCGCTTTCCGATCTCAGTACGACGTCTATCCGGTAAGCTGCGGATCTAAACTTCGCCCGATTGATGTGGACATTGAAGGATGGCAAAAAGCCAGAAGGCTGTTCGCTTTCCAGTCGGACAACACTTTCGCGAATTTGATTCGTGAACCGAAGTCCGGAAAAGAATTCATCGAGAAAGAATACCTGCTTCCGGTTGGGGCTTATTCCGTGACCAGATTCGGAAGGCTTTCTGTGGTGTTCACGAAGCCGCCGGTGGTTTCAACGGATCTTGTGATCTTGGACAACACGAACGTCGTTGAACCGCAAACCATGACCATTGAGCGTGGACTGAATAGTCGGCGGTTCTTCAACGAGGTTCAGTATCAATATGACTTCGATGCAGAGGGCGAACCGGCGAATGTGCTTTCTCGGTTAGATACCGAGTCCCTGACTTTGACAGATACTTCGGCAGTGTTGCCGATCAAAGCGGAGGGGCTGAGAACTGAGCTCGGGGCGGATACTTTCATTGATCGCAGGGCGAGCTATGTTTTGCAAAGGTACTCGAAAGGGGCAGTCGCACTCACGCTGAAATGTAACTGGAAGGCGGCCTCTCTCATGCAGGTGGCGGATGTGGTTGGGCTTTATGACGAGGGCAACTTGCAGATTCCGAACCTGGAAACTGGCTTGCGTGACTTCGGTGTTCAATTACTTGAGGTCATCAATTGGGACCTGGATTTGAAGACAGGGTCGGCGAGCTTGATGCTGATGACGCAGCTTTTTTATTCCATCACTGACCGCTTCGGTGGGATTTCTCCAAGCTCGAATACAATTGCCGGCAGCACGACCACAGCCATCAGAATCCGAGATTCATACGGTGCTAAGTTTCCCGCGAACGAGCGCGAGAAGTGGAATCCGATTGTTGGCGACACGATTCAAATTCACTCCAAGGATTACAGCGTTGTCGAGTACACTCGGCTTTTAGGGTTCAATCCTGGAAACCCTTACGAGATGTTGGTCAACCCGCCACTGAGCGCACCTCCTCCGGCGGATTACGTTGTGGATTGTGCGCCTTACCCGGACACCACGGACCCGAACGACAACTTCAAATCTAAATTGTTGTTTGCCTTTATTGATCCAACGCTGACGGTCGTCACTGGGGTTAGTGATACTGAGTTCACTGTGAGCCCTGCGGATGCTGCGAAGGCGTTCCCTGACCTTCCGGTGAAGGTCCATAATGCTGATTATTCTATCGAGAGCCCTGAGTGTATTGTTGACAGTGTTGTTGGAGTCACGATCACATTGAAGACGAGCTTGGGCTTTACGCCGGTGGCAGGTCAGAAGGTTGAATTCGTTGGATTCAAAGACGGCGGCGGACCATACAGGATTTTGTAATATGTATTATAATACATGCGAGGAGTTTGAAAAATGAGCAATGTTCCAGGCGAAGAACTCTACGTTCAGCAAGAAGCGGTTCAAACCAGAGAGCCGAACTCAGAGAGTTTGTTCGATACGATCGGACGCTCGGTAAATTTCCTTCTTGGGAGGATGAGATTCAGACACGCCTTCAAGATGAATGGTCCGATCAAGATTTTCGAAGGTCAACTTGGTGTGGATGGCATTTTCGACTTTGAGGATGACGTCACAATTGTTGATGTCATGATTTACAACCAACAGCCAGGCACTTCCGGCACGAACCAGATCGACCTCAAGAAAGGTACTAGCGGAGGTTCTTTCACCTCGATTTTCACACAGTTGCCGGCGATCGCTTTCAACGCGGCGGCGTTCGTATATGCTAACACGACTTCAGCCCCGCAAACCGGAGTGACTCTTCCGATTCTCGATCCGGCGCAAGTGGATATTGGTGCCGGCGAGTGCTTGCGGATGGACCCGATATCGCTGCAAGCAGGGGCGAGAAATGCAGGAATTGTAATTCGATACAAAAAAAGGAGTTAATTAAATGGCATCAGCAGGAATCGGTGGCGTTCCCACCACGACAAAGAGAACCCACACGCGAACCGGAACAGCTTCGGACGAGGTCCTTTACACTTGCCCAGCGAACACCAGATCCATTGTGAGTTTGGACTCGATGAGGAAGTCCGGCGCAATACAATCGGCAGGGCTGTTGTTGCAATTGAGAAGGCAGTTTCCGAGTGGGAACAATATCGACAGCACGATTATGAACAAGGGTTGGCCTATCTCAATCAACCTCAGCGAATCCGTTGGAGTAACAGCGAACATGAATGCGGATGATTTTATTTCTCGCTTCGACCAGCCGCCGAGCTTGAACTTAGCTGGCAACAGGTTCGGGCAGTTCGTGATGTTCCCAGGTGATGAACTGATCGCGACGCAAACCGGAGGACCTGGCGCCACGCTGGAATTGATTTACTACACCACAGAAGTGAGCTCGAACTCATGACGGAAAAGTTCAATTTTGCACTTCATAAAGTTCTGGAGGCGGAAGGCGGCTTTGTTGACCACAAGGCCGACCGTGGTGGTGTCACGAACTACGGCATCACCAAAGCGACTTACACGCACTTTCTTGGCAGGGCTGCCACCGATGACGACA